TCAGAGCTTCAGCGCGTGCTCGAGGATGCCGACCATGTCCGGTCCGTCGTCGTTGATCCACTTGCCGTAGTGCTTGCGGATCATGTCGGTGGACGTGTGGCCCATCTGGTCGGCGATCCATTCCAGGGGCACCGCGCCGGTGGTGAGCAACTGGCTGGCGAAGGTGTGCCGGCAGTTGTTGGGTCCACGAAAGCGCACGTTGGCGGCTTTCAGGTGCGGCCGCCAGAAGCCCTTCAGCAGCATGTCCGAGCTGGTATGCGCCGCGTGGGTGCTGGAGTTGTGGAACACGAAACGCAGCGGTCTGAGGCGCTTCGTCTTGTTATCCCGCTCGGTCACTTCAACCTCCACCGGCTTCAGATCGCGAGTCAACTTCGCCTGCGCCTGAAGCGCCTCGCGCGCCGGCCTGAGCAACTTCACTTCGCGCACCGATCGGCGTGTCTTCGTCACCTTGTAATGCCCTCGCACCTGGGAGCGCTGGAAGCGGACGATGCCCTTGTCCAGGTCCACCACATCCTCCCAGGCCAGCGATATCGCCTCCGACACCCGCGGCCCGGCCCAGATCATGAACTGCGCCAGGTTGCGCTCCTGCTCCCGCTTGGTCTCCAGCGCCAGGATGGCCTCGATCTCGCGCCGATCGAACGGATCGGGATCGTCCCGATCGGGTACCCGTACCCGCAGCCCCTCGGTGGGGTCATGCGCCTGACGGTTGCGCATCCGATACAGCCGGAAGATCTGGCGCACCAGGCCGATGATTTCGTTGACGGTCTTGTTGTGCAGCTTCGGCATCAGTTCCGTCTGCACCCATTCCTGCAGGTCCAGGTGGTCGATCTGGTCCGCCTGCAGCGGCCCCCATTTCGGCCTGATGTGCATCTCAGCCCGCCCCTCGTACACGCGGAACCCCGACGGCGCCACTCCGTTGCGCTTGATGTTCAGCCAGAGGTCGATGAAATGGCCGAACGTGTTGGTTTTCACCTTCACGGAATGGGGGAAGTGCCGGGCATAGCTGAACGTGCCGTGCTTGATTTCATGGCGGATCAGCCCGGCCAGCCGGCTGGCCTGCTCGATGTTCGCCGGCGACGCATCCCCAGGGAAAGGCTCGCGGCACAGCTCGCCCTGGTAGCGGAAATAAACGCGCAGCGAATTGCCGCGCACCTCGACGCCTTCATGCATGGTCGTGTTCACCTGGTGGAAACGGCGGGAGTCTATGCCCCGCCAAAGCGTGAGGCCCGTTGCCGGGCCTCGAATTGTTGATGGTGATTTCTAGTTCAGCCACTCCGAGCGGCGGCGCCATTGGCGGCGCATTTCCTCGATCAGGCGCTCGGCGCTGACCTGGCCTCGCCTATTGGCGATCATCAGCGTGAGCTCCTGGATGCGCTCGGGCGTGTTGTAACCGTTGCGCAACCAGGTGCGGGCTTCGCACTCGAGCATGTGCTGGCGAACCTCGTCAGCCACAGCTCGCTTCCTTTACTTTCAGTACACCAGGATGAACGAACAACTCCACGCCATTGCGCAGCAGGTCGCGCTGGGTTTCGCGTAGCAGGGTTGGGTCCAGGTTCAGCTTGCGGGCCAGGGCTTCGGCGGCCCAGCGGGCGCCCATGGTGTTGCTGGCGGTGCGCTTCTCGCCGCGCACGGTGGCAACGTAGGTCATGCCGGTGAAGCGGGTGCGGATTTCAACGGGCATAGCGGCGGCGCTCCTGGGCTTTTTTGGCGGTGACTTCGGCCTGGTAGGCAGCCCACTCGGCTGCCCAGCGGCGCTGGCGGATGCGGCTACACAGCTGATGTCTGCGGGTGGCGCGGTTCTCGCCGCAGATGTCGCAGGTGCTGGGCGGCAACGGATGGCTGGCCATGGTTGGGCGTAGGGGTTCGGTGGGGTTAGCCATTGACCACCTCGCTATCCACATACGGATTCGGGAAATCGGCCGCAACGAAGATTTGGGTCACCAACTCGTTGATGTCTTCAGGACTGAGCAAGTAGTTACCGCTGTCAGTGCCGCCCAGCTCGAAAGCAATCTGGTGGATGCGGTCCCACTGCAGGCTTGTGAGCTCAACACCATAAGCGCCGAACTCGATACGCGGCTGCGCCGGGGGCTCCTCAAGCGCCGCCTCAATCTCCTTGAGACGCTCCTGCGCATCGGTCACATAGGACGGGTCGAAGCCATAGCCGCGGGGGCGGCAGCCAGCCAGCCAGATGACCTTCTGGCATGCGTCCAGGTCGCGGTGAATCTTCTTCAGTTGCTCAACCGAAACGAGGCGCAACTCATCCGGCGTGGTAGCCTTCTCGGCGCTGACTTCGGGGGTTTGTGCTTGCATGGTGCTTCTCCTTGGGGTTGGTCAGGCCCTGGTGAGTTGCCGCTCACCGGGGCCTTTTTGTTTTCAGCGTGCGAGTGCCAGGAATAGGTCCGGCAGGTGATTAGCGGCGGTCAGCAGGCCGGCCAGGCCGGTGCCGATCCAGCCGGTCATGGCCAGGCGTTCGCGCAGGGTGGGTTTGTCTTCGTCGTAGTGGTTCATGCCCGGCGCCCTCACGCTTTCGCCGCTACAGGCGGCACGCCCTGGCTGAGCATGTTGCGCACGCTGGCGGCCAGCTCGATGGGGGCCACTGCCTTGTTGTTCTTCGCCGGCTGCGGGAGCAGCTTGGCGGCTTCGGGGAAGAGGTCTTCGACCTGGCGCGAGGTGCGGCAAGCCTGCAGCACGCTCATGGCCTGGGCACGGAAGGCGACGGCGGCCTCGATCACGCCGGCGAGGTCAGAGCAGATCAGCAGGGCAAGCGACTCCAGTGCCGGATCAGTGATTCGCTCCATGTAATGCAGGCGCGGAACGCCGCCGGTGGGGCTTTTCAAACCGATGAGCCAATGCCCCTCGTACCGCTCACGCTCCAGGTAGCGGCTGACGCCCTCGAACGCCTGCGATCCCATCACCTGGCCGATCAGTGCATTACGCGCGTCCTCCTTGTAGTTCTTGTGCACGGCCACCAGCTTTTGTTCGTACGGTTCCTTTCCCTCGCGCGGCTGCATATAGCTGGGCGTGCAGCTGGCGGTCGCGGTCACCGCCCCGGCCAGGATCAAGTCCGGCCAGTGCTTCTTGCTCAGCCCCGGCAGCGCCTCGACTGCCGCACGGTGCGCAGCCCAGTACTGCTTATTGAGCGCCGCCAGGTCAGCGGCGATGCGCGGGCCGTGCTGGGCCACCGCCTGCAGGGTGAGCTGGTCGGCGACCTTGTCGCGCATGGCGTTGGTGATGTTGAAATGCTTTTGCATGGTGCTTCTCCTTGGTGTTGGTTGGGTGTTACAGCCCGCTCAAGCGTTGCCGCGCTTGGCGTCGGGGTTCTGGAAAATCCAGCACTTCACGGTTGTGCCGCGCTGGGTCAGGGTGTTGTTGCGTCGGTTGAAGGCGGCGCGCACGGCGCTGTCCACCGACTTGTTGTGCTCGAGGTATTTGCGCGAGCGGCTGTTGGGCAGCAGGTTGCGCAAGGTGCCGACGTCGGCGAGCTTCTGTTTGTGCTCGGCGGCGCGTTCGGCGAATTCGTTGAGGTTGATGGCGATCAGGTCCGGGTTCTTGCTGTGGTCCACCACCGGGTCATCGCTGAGGCTCTGCAGGTAGTCGAACACCTCCCAGAACTCGGCCACCTCGCTCGGGTCGGCGTTGACGGCGCTCTGGCGCACCAGGGCCATTGCCGTCAGTTCGCGCTGGGTGGCCTGGTGCTGGCGGTCGGTCAGCGGTACCACCAGGCGCAGCGCATCGAGCAGGGCCAGCAGCTGGGCGTGGTTCTTGATGATTCGCTCGATGCGGATCTCTTTCAGCTCGCGCAGCGCCTGCTCATGCACCTTCACCTGGGCGCGGAAGGTTTCCAGCACCTTGGCTTCGGCGCGGGTGGCCATCAGCAGGAAATGGCTGACGTCCATCGCGCTCAGGTGGTTGAGGTTGTCCGCCGCTGCACGGCTCTGGCTGGTGACCTGTGGCCGAACGAAGTGCAGCTTGACGATACGGGTCAGGATCGCCTCGCTCGCCGCCACGGTGGCGTTCTGGCTGATCACGATGGTGCCGCGAAACGGTGGTTCGTAGGTCTCGTTGCCGGCGGTTTTCACACCGGTCACGCCCAGGGTGCCGCCGTTGAACAGCGGCTTGAGCTCGTCCCAGTCGTAGGCCTTGGCGGCGCCACGGTCGTTGTCGCTACGGTCAGCCTCCAGCAGCACCAGCGGCATGCCGGAAACCTGCCCCATCCAGCGGCGCAGGCCCGCCTTGGACATTTTCGACGGGTCCTTGCCCTCTTCGTCCGGCCGGCCGAACAGCTTCCAGAGGAACATCAGCAGCGTCGACTTGCCCGCGCCCGCCTCGCCCGTCACCTCCAGAAAGGGGAAGGACTGGAACTCGTCGCGGATCTGCTCGGCGAACAGCGAGCCAAACCAGAACGCCAGCGCGGCGATGCCCTGGGTGCCGAAGCACGTCCACAGCCAGTCGAGCCACTCCGGCCGGTAGCCCTCGTCGGTACGGGCGATTTCCAGGCGGATGCTCTTCTGCAGCGTTTTCAGGCGCAGCTGCTTGAACTCGAAGTAGTCCTCGCTGTTCGCCTGCTCCACCACGCCGCCGCGCACGGCCAGGTCGCCGAACACGTAACAGCCGTGCTCCTTGCTGTAGCCGATGTAGTCGATCGTGCGGACGGTTTTCAGCGCGAACAGCTGGTCCTTCATGATCTTGTCGAGCTGGGCGCCGGTACCGGTGAACACCGCGCCGGCGGCCATGCCCAGCAGGCGCTTCTTGAACTCGCTCGCCGCCGCCACCTGGCCACCGGTGAAGGTGTTGCGCACGGTGGGCTCGTCGTGCGGGAAGTCCACGCGGAAGTAGTACCAGGACTCGTCCGTGATCTCGTTGCGCTGGAAATACAGGGCCTGCGGGTAGCAGTTGGCGATTTCCACCACGCAACCGCTCTGGCGCAGCGCCTTCTCGGTCATCTGCCGATCGTTGAGCAGCTTGTCGTCGTGGTGCTCGCTGTCCTCCAGGGCCTGCTTGGCCTTGTTGAGCTTCTCCAGGTCCATCTTGAACCAGTACATGCGGTTGCCGAAGCCGAAGTGGAATTCGTGCCGTTCACGCCACTCGAACATCAGCGCGGCCTTTTCCGCCGCGCTCTCGGCGATCAGCAGCGCGCCCTGGTGGCGGGCCTCTTTGAGCTCACGCTCGACCTGCTCGTCGCGCTTGTCCTCGTCCAGGAACATCCAGCGCTGATGCAAGTCGTTCCAGTCGGTTTTGCGGTCGCGCTGCGGGATCTGCGCTGCCTCGCAGGTAAAGCCCAGCTCGCGGGCCTGCTTGACCCAGCGGCGTGTATAGCGATGTGCGCCCGGCTCGTTGTCCAGCGCCCAGACCAGGCGCGGCAGCCTGCGGCCGGCCTCGGTACGGGCCTTGGCCAGCGCCTTGAGCGATTCCGCCGGGAAGGCATTGCTGCTCATGGCCGACACGGCATCGATGTCGTGATGCAGCAGGCTGATGGCGTCGAAGATGCCTTCCACGATCCACAGCTCGCTGACCTGCAGCAGGTCCAGGCTCGGCGGGCACCACCAGTAGCCTCGCATCGTCTTGCCCGGCGCGAAGCGCGCCTTCTGCTTGCCGAAGCGGTGCGGGCGGTCGATCAGCCGCTCCCAGTAGCCGCCCTGTTCCAGGGGGAAGCGCACCGTGGCCGAGCCGATGCCCAGCTCGCGGCTCCAGTAGTTCTCCTGGGTGTACCAGCCTTCGATCAGCTCCAGGTGAAAGCCGCGGGCGTGCTGCAGATAGCTCTTGGCGGTCGCTGTGGGCGCCTTCTCGGTGGCCGGGGCGCGCTTGCTCCAGTCGTCGAACAGGTCGTCATAGAGGTCCTTCACATGCCACTGGTCGCCGCACTTGCTCTCGCGGCCGCACTTGATGAACCAAGGTTCGTCGTAGCGGCTGAACAGCTCCTTCTTGTCGCAGGAGGGGCATTTGCCGCCGCGCATGTAATCGGCGCTGTCGCGGCGCTTGAGCCCGTAGTCGCGCTCCAGGCGGGCCAGCACCTCGGTGCGGATCTCGTGGGGCATGGCTTTCATGCTTCAGGCCCCCAGACAAAGACGTGGGTCTCGCTGCGCATCGCTTGCGATTGCTCGACCGTGATGACGTCGCATTCCAGCAAGGCGCCCAAGTAGCCCCCGATGCGGGTGACCAGGCGGCTTTTCTCCTCGTAGAGGTCGGCTTCCTTCAGGTCGGTCAGCAGCTGCTTGAAGATGTAGCGCGCCGGATCAGCCGCCAGGGCCTCACAGGCCGGCATGGGCGTGCTCATGACCGCACCTCCCCGACCTGCTTCACCAGCTCGCGCATGGTGCGGTTCAGCCCGGCGATGTGCGGGTGGTCCTCGAGGATGCGTTTGCCGCGCAGGCCCTGGGGCGTGTAGCGGTATCTGTCGTCATACCAGCAGGCCGCCATCAGCTGCTCGTACTGGCTGGTGAGCCAGCGCAGGTAGGCCTCTGCCTGCAAGGCATTCAGCTGGATTTCAATGGAAAGGTTCGTGCTCATGGGGCCACCGTTCGGGCGCAACTTTCCCCTACCCGCGCAAGGGCGGGCATGGAAATGGGTCAATTCAAGGGGTGATCAGTTAACGGCTGCTGCAGCCAGGTGCGCCGCGGGCGGCTGTAAACGCGCCGGCAGGTGGCGCAGCGGGATGAAAACCGTCTCGCCCGTCAGGAAATGCACCAGGGCCGCTCTGCTCTCGTCTCCGGTACCGTAGTCGATGCCGATCACCGGGTGCTTGAGGCAATCCAGCTCGCTCATAGCCAGGTGCACCAGGCGGTCGGCCATGAAGGCCGGCACTTCCAGGGAGTTGACCAGGTACTGCACGCCGCGCTCGAAGAGCTTGCCGTCATCGGCCAGGTGCTCGCCCTGGTGGCGTTGCAGGAAGTGGAGCGCCGCCAGCTGCATGCTGCTGCGGTACTCCTGGGCGTCGCTGATTGGGGTGATGGTGTTCATGCGTTCACTGCCTCCGGTTCCATGTTGTCCAGCATGTCGAGTTGATCGGTTTTCGGGCGGCTGTCGCGCAGCGCCTGCATGCGTTGCACCGAGGGCGCAACAGGCAGCACCACGCGGGGCTGGTCCAGGCCGGAGGGGCTCAGGGCGTAATCCCAGCTCAGCGAGCCGCTGTAGGTCGCCCCGCAGGCGATGTTCAGGCACTGGGCGTACATCGTTTTGTACGTCGGCGTCTGCGCCTCGCTGTTGCGGATGCGCATGCGGCTCCCGCAGGCTGGGCAAAGGCACTTGTAACCACCGTTATGGGCAACGCTCACATCTTCCTCCCCTGCCGCCAGTCGCGGCTCCGGCCTGGGCCGGTGAATTCTGGCGCCCTGGGCGCCGACTGCTTGTTTTCAGTTCTGCCCGGGCTCACGCGATCGGTGCAGCAGGATTACCGCGTGTATCTCGGCATGCCGCGCTGCCATGTGCTGGCGGTGCGCCTCCAGGATGGCCTTGGCCTCCCCTTCGTCGATCTCGCCGTTGCTCAGCGCCTGGGAAATGATCTTGTCCACTGCCCCGCGCTTCACGGCGGTTTTCATGCAGCGTTCATAGAGCTCGATGTTGTCCAGCTCGTCCGGGTTGGCGACCGGTACGAACACACCGCCATACAGCGCGGCCACGTAGTCAGGGAAATGCGTGGTGCCCGCTTGCTGCTCGAGCTGGTGCAGCTGCTCGTCGCTCAGCGGGCGGCTGCCGGCGCTTTCGTACACGTGGTTGTCCAGCTTCTTGAGCGGCAGGCCCAAGCGAGCGGCGGCACACTCACGCCCGCCCGGGTAGTCGCATACAACTGCACTCATGACCTGGCGGCGGGTTTCTAGAACGGTGCGCTTCATCTTCTGGTTTCTCGCTGGGGCCGTTGCCATTACTTTGGAATCACAGCGCCGATGTCGGTCGCGCGACGTCCGTACTCCTCGGGCACATCGGCGACCACGCCTTCCTTGATGCCCAGCAGTACAGCGGCACGGTGGGACTCGCCGCGCTGACCTTTCTTCACGCCGGAAAGCACCTGGTAGCAGGTGAACGGATCGAGGCTGTGCTCGCGGGCGAATTCCTGGACGGTCTTGCCCTGCTGGGCGAGCCATTCCTTCGCTTGTTTGGGGGTGCGTGTGGCTGGCATGATTCAAAACCATTCAAAAGCATTCAATGTGGCAGAAGAATATCACTCATTTGAGTGGTGTCAACGGGAATTTCTATTCAAATGAGTGGTCTCGGCGAACGCCTACGCGAAGAAAGGAAGCGGCTCGGCCTGTCGCAGGCGGATTTCGGTGCGCTTGGCGGCGTGAAAGCGAACGCCCAGGGCAAGTACGAATCCGACGAACGCAGCCCCGATGCCACCTATCTGAACGGTGTGATGGCGGCAGGCGTCGACGTGCTCTACGTGCTCACAGGCAAGCGGACACCAGTCACTGCGGAAGGCCTGGGGCCGGATGAATCGGAAGTGCTCAACCACTACCGAGCACTGCCGGAAAGTGACCGCAAAACTGTGCGGCGGATGGCATCGGCGTTGGCCGAGACGGCCGGGCGCTATTCGATCGATTGAACAAGAACTCACTCAACGCAGAGTGACCAGGCAAGGAGAAGCCAACATGTCCGCAACAGCCATTGACCTAGAAGACCGCCCCCGTGACTTCGGCGAGCGCCTCCTCGAGGAGCGCAAGCGCCTCAACCTCGCAGTGCATGAGCTGGCCCACCTGGCCGGCATGACGGACTACATGCAGAAGCGGTTCGAGAATGGCACCTCCACCATCCCCATCGACTATCTGCAGGCCTTGGCCGCGCGCAGCGATGCGGACGTGCTCTACATCATCACCGGCACCCGTAGCCGCTGACCCTATCCACAATCAAACAAGGACGTAACCCATGCGCAACCTCCTGCTCGGCCTGCTGCTGGCCGCCCCGCTCGCCCTCGCCGCCCCGCCGAAGCTGATCAGCGCCGAAGACTTTGGCGATGCCTGGCCCTTCGTGCCGGAAGAAATGCACCTGCAATGCCTGCCCGGCAACGCCGTGGTGGTGACCGATCCAGAGACGGGGCGGATGTATGGGCTGAACGGTGCCGCTAGCGGTAAGGCTCGCCAGCTTGGGCTGGAGCCGCTGGAAAATGTCTGGGCGGAAAGCACAAGCATTCCGGGGACCAAAGCTAGCGTCGGGTCAGTTATCGAAGCAGGCACCAAGCTCTGCGACTGACCCACGAATGCAGCCGGCCTAGTGCCGGCTTTTTTGCGTTGCATTGCAGCGCCAATAACGGGAGGGGAAACGCTCATGGATCTGCATGGCGAATTCGAAGCAAGCCGCTTCTTCAACCAAGCCAGGATGGATCGCCGCGCTGCCGATGCGCTGGTGGGCTTGGCGGCAGGAATGATTGCTGACGGCACAATCAATCAAGCCGAAGCCGAGTTCTTGAAGAACTGGTTGGAAAGCAACCTCGCCTACTTGCACGACCCGGTAATCAACCTGCTGTATAGCCGCCTCTCCTGCATGCTCCAGGACGGCATCCTCGATGCTGACGAATCCGCTGACCTGTTGAGCATGCTGCACGGTTTTGCCGGCCTGAGCCCAACCAAGCCGAACGCAAGTGATCAGGCATTTACTGCGCCGAACGATCTTCCCTTGTGCTCCCCTGCGCCTGAATTGCTCTGGGATGGGCGCATGTTCGTCTTCACCGGAACCATGGCCTACGGCCCGCGCAAGGCTTGCCAGCAGCTGGTTGAAGAACGTGGCGGGCGCATAGGTGGCAGCGTGAACAAAAAAACGCATTACCTAATCGTTGGCAGCATTGGCAATGATCAGTGGCGGCACAGCAGTTACGGCTTGAAGATCATGAAGGCGGTGGAGCTGCGCGAGGCAGGGTGCCCGGTGCACATCATCGGGGAAGATCACTGGCAGCGCGCGATTTTTTAGAGAAAAGACCAACTCGCCCTGCGACCACGGCGGAGCAGAGCCAAGCATAAATAAAAACAAGGGGAAGGGACGGTGGTTGCCAGAATTGTAATCAAAAGCGAGGAAGACGCGTTCGCCGCAATAGAGCGTTTTTTGGGCGGAGAGGCGATAGGAAACTTAAAGCTTGAAGGATGGCCAAAGCTACGGGTGCGCTTGGTTGGTGATAAATTTGAAGCAAGCATAACCCCAACGGTAATGAAGTCATTCATTGAGCTGCAGGGGTTAGTGCACAGATCCTATGCAATAGCACAGTACGGGACTGAAGATACCCGTAAACTATCAAAAGAAGAACGGGACGAGCTTGAAATCGAAGTAAAGGTAGAAGAAGGATCGTCAATCTTCGAAGTAGATTTCCAAAGCGTTTTGATGAAGTTTGCGGAGACAGCAGGTACGGCCATGACACCTGAAATGACAGCAGTCACTATCCTTGGGTTGGGCGTGCTGTGGGTCGGAAAAACATCCTATACCGGGTATCTGAACTACCGTAAGGAAGTGAGGATGAGCGAGGCAAAAACCGAAGAGCAACGGGAGGTGCTGACCGGAATCCTTGAACAATCAAAACAAGAGACAGCCCGCTTAGAGACGCTCACGAAGTTGTTGATAAAACAGCCAGCGCTAGAACAAATAAGCCGACAGACCTATGACACTAAAACTGAAATGCTAAGAGGATTCTCAACAGCAGAAAAGGCAACAGTTGATGAGGTTACGTTTTCCGGAGAAGTTGCGAAGGAACTGGTCACCAATGCAAGACGCAAGGCTGTAGAAAAACGACTCGATGGCTTCTACCGCATTGTCCGCGTCGACTCGTCTAACCCAGAAGAATTTAGAGTTAAAGTCCGGAAACATCGGTCATCGCAAGAGTTCGAGGCCGTAGTCGAAGATACTTCTTTGGATTCTGAGAAGAAAGAAGTACTTCAGTACGCAGAATGGGAGAGAACCACCGTTTATCTGAACATCAACGCGAAGGTTCTAGATGGCGAGATCAAGCAAGCCGTAATCTTGGGTGTGTTGAGAGCAGATCCCGAGGACTAGGCAAGGTGCGGACTGACAGTCCGCACCATCGGCCACCTATCATGTATCCATGAATATTCCTCCGGCGGCGTGCTTGTAACCACATACACGCGCCGCTGCTCTCCCTTCCCTAGCACCAGGCAGTCCAGGGCGTAGCCTTCGGGCATGTCGAACCAGTGTGAATGCTTCTTGCCCTTCTCGTCAGGCTGGCCTTTTTCCATGTAGCGCTGCACCAGGCCGAACGCCCGTAGCGGCCTGTACTTCTCCCAGCCGCCCCGCTCCACGGTTTCCAGCCGCGCCCAGCCGCCTTGCGGGCCTTGGCCGGGCTCTTCGCGGCGGCGGCCCCAAGTGACCCAGCCCAGCGCCTCGCCGCCCTCGAGCATCACCGGGAAGGCAGCCTTGGGGCTGGGGAAGTAGACCTTGTAGGCCTTCTCCGCGTCTCTCGCTTCAACGCCACCGCACATACTGTCACCTCGTCGGTCTTGGGGCTGTTCTCCATTGACCATCTGCCAGGCCATTCGGTTTACTGTGCATGCATACAGTATTCGAGCCCTGCCATGCCGTTCCGCTTTAAGCCCGCCGCCCACTATCTGCTGGTCCGTGTCAGTGATGGTCATGTTCTTGGCAGGGTCTTGCGCGGCGTCTACCAGGCCAGCGACAGCGAGCCCTGCAACCTGGCGCCCTATACCGGCATCGTCGAGCAGGCGGAGGGTTCGCTGGGCATCCGGCTGCGCGCGGGTGGGCACCTGGTCATCGAAGGGCCGGAACCCGCGAAGGGCGAGCGCCTCCAGCTGAGGCAGATCCCGCGCCCGGGCACCGAGCGTCATATGGATGACCCGGACGTGTACCGGGCCTGGCGCGACCTGGCGGTTTACATGGGCGAGCTGGAATTGCCGGGGCATGACCTGTTGCGACTCAGGGTGTCCGCCGCGCCTTACGATCCATGCCCGGCGTGTAACGACCACTATGGCTTCGCCGAGGGCTGCACCATCTGCAATGGGCTAGGCTTCGTGCCAGAGGTTGTGATCTGAGGATTTTCGGTTTTATTGATGCGCACGCTGATGACACAGCCGGAACGTGCTGAGAATCGACTGTTCTCCGAGCGATTGGGAGGCGCCACGGGGCGCCGGGCGCTCGGTTGACGTGTAAGGAGTATGCATGTCGAAGAACAACAACAGGCAGCACCACGACGACGAGCGCTTCAGGCCGCGCGAGTTGAGCGAGCAGCAAGAAGAGGTGTTGAGCCTTTTCGCGCAACTGGCCGAGGCCGATCGGCGGCACATCATCCGGCTGCTACAGGCCTTGCGGGACACCGCCCGCTGATACGAAGAACCCGGCCAGGCGCCGGGTTTTGCTTACATGCACATGGGCGCATCGTCGCGCCCTGCCCATTCCTCGTCGATGCGCTCCCAGGCCGAGCGGGCCGGCTCTGCCGGTGGCGGCGCGGGCTCGGTCAGGCGTTCGGTTGTTGTATCCGCTTCCATTCCCGCTCCACGGCGCGCTGGGCGCTGCTCTTTTCGGTGTACAGGTGCAGCAACCGCTTGGGGTTGGCCTGGTCGCCCTCGGTGAGTTGGCGCTGCTCGCCGGCCTTGGCGTCGCGGTACCACGCGACCACCCCAGTGTAGGCGTCGCTCTGCTCGGCCAACGCGGCCACCTCGTCGGTATCCGGCAGTTTGGATTCCAGCTCCAGGGCGGTGGTGTAGCTGTCTGGCGTGAAGCTGTGGCGGACGTTGGCACCCAGCCAGACGATGGCGGCGATCTCCGCTTTCACGCCCACCAGGCTGTAGGTGAGTTCCGGGATCAGCTCCGGGCGGCCCTTGGCCAGGGTATAGCTGAGCGTGGCGCTGCCGCGTTGCAGGCGGCTCCACTCGGCGCGGGCGGCCTGCAGGGCGCTCTTTTGGTCGGTGTAGGTGTGGCGCAAGTCCTTGAGGTTGTCGCCGCCGCCGGCGATGGCCTCCTTCTTCTCGGCGCTGTTGACCTCGTAGTAGTACGCCCGCACGCCGCTATAGCTGTCGCGGTCGGCCTGCAGGTAGCGGTGACCATCGCCATCGGCGCGGGTGAGCGTGATATGCGGTAGCGGCAAGCCGCTGGCGGTGGTGGACTTGCCGGCCGGCATGAACAGCAGGCGCTCGGCCTTGACGCTGGCGATGGCGTCGAACTGCTGGCCCAGGCGGGTGATGAGGTTGGCGTCGGATTCGTTGGCCTGGTCGAGCTGGGCCAGCTCGATCACGCTGAGCGCGGCGCTGATGACGGGGCTCAGGCCGTGGGCGGCGGCAACGGTCTGGATGATGGCGCCGAGGGTCTGGCCGGTCCAGCTGCGTTCCTTCTTGGCCTTGAGGCCCTCGCGCAGGTCCGCGCTGCGGGCGCGGATGCTGAGCACGTCCGGCGCGCCGCTGTGCTCGGTTTCGTCCACGGTGTAGCTGCCCTTGCTGACCAGACCGGTGTCGCTCCAGCCGAGCCAGAGGCTGACGGTGGCCCCGCGCGGCGGGATGGCCAGCAGGCCGTCGTGGTCGCTGAGGATGATGGTGAGCTGATCGGCCTCCATGCCGCGGTTGTCGGTGAGCTCGATGCTGACCAGGCGCTGTTCGATGTCGAGGGTGATGTCGCGCCCGTTGACCACCACGCGGCAGATGGGGCTCGGGTAGGCCGTGGCCTCGCGGTAGGCGTCCGCCGCCTGCTGGGCATAGCTCTGGGCCTGGCCGGCGGCCGCACTGAGCAGACCCTTGCCCTCGGCAATGAGCTGGTCGATCACCGCAGCAGCCCCCGCAGGATGTTGCCACCGGCGCCGATCGCGCTGCCGAGCATGTCTACCCGGCCATCGTCGATGCGCACCAGGCTCAGGGTGAATTCGATGCGCCGTGCCTGGCCGTCGCGGAAGAACAGCGTGCGCGTTTCGCTCAGGCTCTCGATCACCCAGGTGCCGTAGATCTTGCCGGTGCCCTCGACCAGGGGCCAGGCCTTGCCGGTGTCGGCCATGTAGCGCAGCGTGTCGAGGCTGATCTGCGCGCCGGCCAGCGCCGGCAGCAGCACGCCCGGCAGGGTGATGGTGTCGTCGTCGCGGCCCATGAACTGGCGCGCGGGGTTGGTGCCGATGCGCGCGGTCTTGCCGTGGCGCCAGGCGGTTTGCCGTTGGAGTTCCTGGTAGGCCAGGGTCTCCAGCGAGAAGATAAACATGCCGAGGGCCATCATCATGGTCCGTTACTCCTGGTCGTATAGGGATGAGCGGGCGCGCGCGCCCTTCTCGCGCTCGCGGCGGTCGAGTTCGGCGGCTACGGCGCGGGCGATGGCATTGGCGTCCTGCCCTGGTGCGGGATGGATGTTGATGACGATGTTGGGCGGGGCGCTCTGCACGGCTGCGGCCGGTGCACGTGCTGCCAGCGGCGGGCGGCTGTCGATCGAGGGCAGGTCAGCGGCGGCCATGCCGGGCGCGGCGGCGCCTATGCCCACGGCCACCGCGCCGGCGGCGGTCAGGCGCTTGGCGGTACCAGCCAGTTGCGACAGCGGCCCGCCCTCCCCGGCGGCAAGGCCCTGCTCGAGGCCGGCCATGGTGTCGCCACCGAGCCCGGCGAACACGCGGGACGGCGAATGGATGCCCAGCAGCCCCTTGAAGGTGCTGATCACGCTGTTCGCCGCGCCACTGATGGCCGCGGTCAGGTTGGGGAACATGCTGGTGAAGCCGTTGATCAGCCCCTGGATGATGTTGCCGCCGAACTCGCTGAACTTGCTCGGCAGATCCACGCCGAAGTAGCTCATCACGCCGGCGAATGCGCGATACAGCAGGCCCAGCGGGCTGAAGTTGAGCAACAGCGCGCCGATGCCGGCCAGGCCGCCGGCGACGCCCTCTTTGATCTCCGCCCAGAGGCCGAGGAAGAACGGCCCCACGCGGCTCCAGTTGGCGTAGATCAGCGCAGCGCCCAGGGCGAGCGTGCCGATCAGCACGCCGACCGGGTTGGCCATTGCCGCGGCGCCGACCAGCCGTAGCCCGGTGGCCACCAGCGGCAGCGCCGTCTTGCCCAGGTTGAACAGCGTAGTGGCCAGCCCGCCGCCCTGAATGCCGAACAGCATCATGCCGTAGCGCACCATCGCGAACGGGCCGAGGATGCTGGCCATGGCCAGGGTGAGCCCGCCCATGCCTGCCATCAGCACGCCGACGCCGGCGGCGGTCTTGACCAGGTTGGCCGCCAGCTTGGGGTTTTCGACGATCCAGCTCTTCACGCTGCCGACCACGCTTGCGAGCGTCTGCGTCACGTCGCGCAGCGGGCCGTTCTGCTGTTCCTGGAGCTGGATGCCCAGGTCTTCCCAGGCCGACGACAGCTGGTCGAGGTCGCCGACCAGGTTGTCGCCCATGACCTTGGCGGTGCGCTGGGCTTCGCCCTGGGTCTGGCGCAGGGTGCCGATGAACTCCTGCAGGGCGCCGCTGCCGGCCTGTGCCACCAGTACCTGCATGCCAGCGACCGCTTCCTCGCCGGCGATGCCCTTGAGCAGACCGGCGCGCTCGGCGTCGCCCATGTTGCGCGTCTTCTGGTAGATCTCCTGCAGGATGGTGGGCATGTCGCGCAGGTTGCCCTGGGCGTCGACGGCGCTGATGCCGAGCGTGTCCAGCGCCTTGGCGGCGGCCTTCGGCGGTGCGGACAGGCGGTTGAGGATAGCGCGCAGCGCGGTACCGCCCATGCTGCCCTGGATACCGGCATCGCCCAGCTTGCCGGCCATGGCGGCGACGGTCTCGATGTCCTGCCCTACGCTCGCCGCCACCGGCGCGGCGTATTTCATGGTTTCACCCAGCATCTGCAGGCTGGTGTTGGAGCGGGTGAAGGCGCCCACCAGCACATCACCCAGGCGCCCGGTTTCGGAGGCCTTGAGGTTGAAGCCGGTGAGGATGTTGGAGGCGATGTCTGCTGTTTCCGCCAGCCCACTGTCGCCGGCCTTGGCGAGATCCAGCATGCCGGGCATGGCGGCGATGAGGTCCTCGGGCTTGAAGCCGGCCATGGCCAGGAAGCCCTGCCCCTGGGCGGCATCCGTGGCGCTGAACATGGTGTCCGCACCCAGCTGGCGCGCCTGGGCGCGCATGGCGGCGAGCTGCTCGTCGCCCTTGTCCAGCCGGGTGAGCGCCTGGACCTTGCTCATATCGGCATCGAACTGTACGCCGGGGGCCATCAGTCGCGCGCCGGCATACAGAATGCCGCTGCCGGTGGCCAGCCCGCCGGCGCCAGTGGCGGCCATGCTGCCGGCCAGCGCCGAGGTGCGTTCGTAGTCGGCCTTGGCCTGGCCGAGGCGCTTCTGCTGGGCGGTGAGTTTCTTCAGCCGCCCTTCCTGCTCGGCTATCGCCTGGTTGGTCTGGTTGACCTTGGTGCGCAGGTCGCGCTCATGCACGCCGAGGTTGCGGGTGCTGATGCCCGCCTCGCCCAGTTTGCTGCGCAGGCCCTGGAGTTCGCGCTGTTGTTCGTTGTGCTTCTGCTTGAGGGCGTGGCCCTGGCGGACCGCGCTCTGAAAATCACGGGTGAGCGCCTTGGTCGGCGTGCTGGTGCTGGCCAGCTCGCGAGACAGCGCCTTGACGCGCTCGCGGTTGGCCTGCATGGCGGCGCCGGTTTGCTCTGACGCGCCCTTGAGGTTGCGGAACGAGCTGACGTCTTTCTGCTGGGCCTGCAGGTGCTTGAGTTCGCTGCGGGCGTCGCGCAGCGATCGGCCCAAGCCCTGGGCACCGACGAACACCGAGCGCATGGGCTTGGTGGCGTTGTCCAGGGCCTGGAGGTTGACCTTAAGGTTTAGATCCCGCGCCATGCGTGCGTTCCCATCGTTCGCGGGCGCGCTCGCGCCAGTCCATCAGTTCATGCAAGGGCATGGCGTTCATCTGCTCCGGCGCCCAGTGGAACACCAGGGCGATGTCCGCCATGACGTCATCTACGCTGCGGGGGATTCCGCACCCTTCTTCTGCAAAAAACCCGCTACGGCATCCGCGCAGGCCAGCAGGTCGGCGGGGTCCAGGGCGGCGGCTTCCTGCTCGGTCAGGGTGGGCTGGCTGATGCGCGGCACCAGGCGGATGGTGGCGTTGACGTCGCCGTTGATCAGGTCGCCGAGCTTGAGGCCCCGCAGCTCGCCGGCGGCCGGCTTGCGCAGGGTGATCTCGGTGATGGGCTTCCCCTCGCCGCGCTTGATGGCTTGCTCGAGGACGATGGGGTCGCTGTTGGTGGGTTTGGTCATGGGGTTGCTCCTTGGGTTGCGAAAGGAGCGCCGGCGCGCTGGCCGGCGCCGGGGTTACAGGCCGATGGCTGCGCGGTGCTCAGCCAGGCGATCTACTCCGCCTACGGTGTCGATGAAGTTGAGCAGGTCGATCTCGATCTCGACGTTGCCGTCGATGGTCAGCTTGTAATAGGTGCAGGTGGTGGTGATGGAGTGCTCGGTGTCTTCGCCGGACTCGGCGTCGCCGAAGTCGATCTCTTCGTGCCGGCCGCGTACCACGATCTCAACGGCGGAAACCTCGCCGGTGTCGTCGCGCTGTACGGAACCAGCCCAGCGCAGCATCACTCCGTCGGCCCGCACCGCGCCAAACTGGCGCAGGACGGTCAGGTCCCAGCCGCCGAGGGTCCATTCAAGCTGGATGCCGTCATCGCTGTAGCCAAGGTCAGCTTTCACTGGGCCATCCATGCCGGCACCGCGCCAGGCTTCGAGCTTACGGCTGAGGGTAGGCAGGGTGACGGATTTGCATTGCCCAACGTAGCTGACGCCATCGTTGAACAGGTTCATGTTCTTGAGCTTTTTGGGCAGGGCCATGGGGGCGCTCTCCTACGGCGCGGCCAGGCCGCGCGGGTTGAATGGGGTCAGGCTTTGATGCCGGCGGCGAAGTCGACCAGGTAACGGTCGGTGATGCGCTGGCGCAGCATCAGGTCCTCGAGCGGCGGCACGGGGGTGTAGTCGTAGTCCAGGAAGAGCTTGCCGGCCTTGAGGGTGTCCTTGTCGTTGGCGGCTTCATCGAACCAGCACTCGCCGCCGATCAGGTAACCGCCTCGGATCAGCTCGCGGAACTTGGCGTTGATGCCCTCGACGATGTCGCGCACCAGGCTGGCGTGCATGGGCTTGTCCACGGCCCAGAAGTGGGCCTCGGCCATGGTGTCGGCCAGCACCTGGGCGGTGCGGGTGTAGTTCTCGAAGGCGAACAGCGGGTCGGCCGAGCAGGTACGCGAGCCCCAGAAGCGGAAGCCGTCGCGACGGATCAGGGTGGTGACCTCGTTGGCGTTGAGCAGGCCGGCGTCGGTGGCGGGGTTTTGCAGGTCCCAGTAGATATCGCGGCTGAGCCCGGACACGCCGTTGACCGGCACGTTGGAAAGGGTTTTGTGCCAGCCCACTTGCTGGTCGAGCTTGGCGCGCAGGCCCAGGGCGCGGGCGACGGCGCTGGCCGGGGCGTCGGCGTTGGTGGCGGTGTCCCAGTTGACGAAATCCGGCCAGATGAGCATCAGCTCGCGGGCGCCGAAGCCGTCGCGGTAGGCGATGGCGTCGCTCACCGTTTCGCAGTTGTGCGCGTTGGCGTAGGCGAAAGCCCGGAGCTTCTCGGCGGTGGCCACCAGCTCGGTGGTGACGGCCAGGTTATCCAGCCCCGGCACGCCGAGGATGCGCGGCTTGACGCCCAACTGCGCCTCGGCAGCGAGCAGCGCCTTCATGCCGGTGTACTGCCCGCCGGCGGTGACGCCGCCGATGATGTTGGAGGTGGTTTCCGCCTCGCTCTCGCCCTCTTCCACCCGCACCACAACGGTGACGGGCGACGCCTGGTCGGCGATGGCATCGAGGCTGCGCGCCAGGGTGCCCTGCTCCCCGGCCTTGCCGGAGGCGGTCAGCACGTCGGTGAGCAGCACGGGTTTGTTCAGTGGGAAGGTGGCCGAATCGGCATCGCTGGCAGTGCAGACCATGCCGACGATGGCGGTGGAAACGGTGCGGATTGGGCGCGTGCCCTCGTTGATTTCGAGGACGCGGACGCCGTGGTGGTAATCGGTCGACATGCGGGGCGGCTCCTGCGGGCGTTGCCGGATCAGTGAGCCTCAAGGGTGACGCGCGCGCGCAAGGGGCGCACGCGGTGGGGTGTGTAGCGGAGGGTGGTACAGCGCGGGGATGAAAAACCCCGCCGGAGCGGGTGCGGAATCCCAACTCACTTAGGGCTCGTTACGTAACCGCCCTGCCCAATTCGCTATGAATTAGTGGCTGAGTTGAATCAGAGCGAACATAACGCTTCCGAAAGCGAAGAAAGGGCGACTCAATGAATCGGAAGCTGAGGTACCCGATGGGCATCATAGCCACATAACAGATTAGCGACCACGCCAAAGCGAGCCAAACATCTGAGATATCCATGACTCGCTCATGTATAAATTCTGCTGCTCGAAAAACGACAAAGAAATGGAGGAGATATATAGAGTAAGAATAACTACCGAGCTTCGAGATGAACAAAGAGACAGGGCCTTTTGCCTTAAACCAGACATCATAGCTGGCGATAAGCAACGCATAGCATAGGCCTTCGGCAGACGGCAAAACGACCCAAGCCGAACTTGGGGACGGATAGGATGGGAAATTGTAAAAGCCGCCATTCAAATTGAATACATGCAAGGTGGAAGTCAGCCCCGCAAGTGCAATAATCATAATTACTAATGGTTTAGAAATCACTGAACGGCACTGAAATGCAATGATTCCGAGTAGAAACTGGTCAACACGTCCGACAATAGTCCAATAGGCAAGCGTCTGGATCTCGCCAAGCTTGGCGTAGAGCATGAATCTTACCAATATCATCAATACAACAAATGCGGGCAAGATCCACTTGGATAATCTACTCAACCACAACAATAACGGAAGCAGCAGGTAGAAATGTGCTTCCACCGTTATCGACCAACCTCCGTTTGGAAGCGATGGTAACAATACGCCTGCAGCTACAGCTTTCCCGTAACTTACAAAGCTCGCTCCTTCTATAAAGATCCGCTGAAAACCTACAATCGCTAGCACTAGCGTCAGAAGCGGCAACAGCCGCAGAGCGCGATTCCAGAGAAATGGTGCATAGTCGATACTACGGCCCCCTAGTAACTTTGCAAACAAATAGCCACTGAGTGTCATGAATAGAGCGACGCCCGTATGCCCTTCATCAAAAACGGAAATAATCCACGGAACTGAAACATCAAAGGGTACCGGGTATCCATTTTTGTAATGCATGAAGTGCCATGCGAAAACCATGAACGCAGCTAGAGCTCTTAAATGATCCAGAGCGAGGTAGTGTTCACCTGTTGATGATTTCATCCAGAAGGCCGCTCCATGCGCAAATCGCGCATCATACCGCGGTGCCTCATAGGAATCGAGGAGGGCTATGAGGGCTACCGATTGTTGCCGATGCGGTCCACTGCTTGAGCGATATCAGATACGGCCGCCGTAGCAACAATTTGAGCTTCTACTGACCGATCCGCCTGCATCAGGCTTACCACGGATGATTTTGCCAACAGACGGATTTCTCTGATCCTATAAAGTGCCTCGTTATAAGCCTTTGACTCAGCCAGGATAGAATCCGCCGCCTGCTGCGCAGTGCGACCGTCGATGGCCCAAGCAGACACAGTGCGCGGTACCGCTTCGGCCGGGTAGCCGGCGGAGGCAAAGACGTGCGCCTCTGCGGCGGCGCGGTCGTACTCGATAGCACGTAGCGGATCGCCGGCTACGGCCTGGCGCGCGCCATCCGCAGCGATGTCCACCAGTCTGCATAAGCCTTCGGCGGTGGGTGAGACGGGCGCCGGATTCAGATGAGAATCCACATCGGCATCATTCATTCGCACTAAGTGAGAACCAATAAGCGCATCTTGCGACCCGTCGGATTCATACGCAAACACTTCATCGTCTGCTGGATTACGGAAATACTTCATATGAACCTCTATCTAAATTCGGCCCAAATTGTGAAACTGGAGCTGTCGACTTTATATGTCCCGCCATTTGGTACAATTACAGTTGTCGTCATCCCTATTGCTGTCTCTGGATTATTGCCCCCTACTAATACGCCATTTACCAGGACATTAATTCCACTTCTAAACTCGTTACTAAAAATCGAAACAAAGATGGCTTTCCCTGTGGTGTTGGTGTAAACAGTGTTAGCTACGCGACTTGCCGTAACATCCTGCCACTTTTGCGAAATCCCCAACGTAGCGCCGCTAAGTTTCAGTGGTGTCACCGCCACATTATCAAGGGTCCCATCGTTAACTTCTTCCTGCGTACCTAAACGCAACAGGCCGACCACCTCTTCTGTAGCAGCAACCATGCGCGAATCGATGGCCTGAAACACCCGCAGCGGCGTCATCGCAGTGCTGTTGTCCTCTCCCCTCTCGGCCTGCGCCTTGCTCGAAAAGCGCTTGGTGATGGCCTGCCATACCCGCAACGGCGTCATGAGCTTTCTGTCGTCGGTGCCCTGCTCCGCATCATCCTTAGTGGCCCGGACCGTCAGGTCGTCAACATACGCCCGCGTCGCCAGCACTACGCTGGGGTCGATCTTCAGCTGAATGTTGGCAGTGCCGCTGGTGACGACGTGCATCCGTACCACCTGGTTGCGGCCGCTGCCCTGGGCCAGCACGGGCTTGTAGCTCGGGGCGCAGTTGGCGACGGCCGAGAACACGCCGTCTTCATCTTCCAGGGCCAGCTCGCGGATCCACCAGCCGCCGACATTGGGCGGCAGCACCAGTTCGGCGATCAGCACGTTGGCATCGGTCGGTGAGACGTACAGCTGGTTGAGCTGTGCGCGGTAGACCTGATTCACCAGGGCGGTTTGCCCCGGAGCCGGTACCGGGTCCCCGCCGTTGGCGTCGCCAATGAGCATGTGGGTGAGCTTCCACGGCACGCCCAGGGCGTTGGCGTTGGCATTCTTGGCGGCGCCGAGGTCGGTCAGGAAGCCGCCGAACTGGGTGTTTACGTCAACCATGGGGGTACACGTCCATTTCGTCGAGGATGTAGTCGCTCACGCCGGTGTACCTCTGCACGACGACATCGATGTCGGCGTTTTCCCAGGGGTATACGTCGAGTTCGTCGCCGTCGATCACGGTGACGCCGACGTAGCGCGTGAGGTGGGTTTCGAGACTGATGTCCAGCCCGATCAGGTGGCGGCTGACGGGCTTGGCGTCGTCGATCAGCAGGCTGAGCGATTCGTAGGTTTCTTCGCTGATGCCGGTTTCGAGCACGCCGATTTCCAGCGAGAAGGTGCCGGGCTCGCCCTCGGGCACCTGCTGCCACCATTCGGTGATGCGGATCAGGTAGCCCAGCGGCTCGACCACGCGGCGCAGCGCGCCGATGGTGCCCTTGCGTGAATGCACGAAGTACGAGGCCTTGATGACTTCGCGCTTGATGGCTTCGGACCAGGTGGCGTCCCAGCGGTCCACGGAGAAGGCCCAGGCGAGGTATGGCAGCAGGTCGACCGGGCAACGGTCGGGGTTGACCAGGTCGCGGATGGGTACCGGCACGCGCTCGATCTGGGCGAGGGCTTCGGCGGCCAGTTGCTCGAGCTGGCTGGCGTTGGGCGGCAGCAGGTGAAGGTCCGTCATGCCTGGGCCCCGATTGTGACGCTGTAGCTGGTGCAGTACGGGGCCTGGGATGCGGTGGCGACGATGTCGACCCAGCCGGGCAGCTCGACACGGCGCACGCCCTCGATGTGCAAGGCGGCGTCCAGGGCGGAGCGGTTCACTTCAAGCCCAAGCCGCCGGCGCTGGTTGACGAGCGTGGCCAGCCGCTTCTCGGCGGCGGCGCGGATCGGCTCGGCCTCGGGGCCGACCGTGTTGAGGTAGAGCACGGCGTCTACGCGGTACTCCAGCACCTCGGCGGATTGCACGGTGAGGCGATCGGCGACCGGGCGGCGGTCCTCGTCGCTGAGGTAGGCGGCGACGATGTCGAGTAACTCCTGATCAGCTGCACCATTGCCCAGCAGGGACTGGACGGTTACGACCACCACGGCCGGCGATGGGCTTTCTGCCGTGGCATCGGCCACGCGGCCATCGGCGCTGCGCGCATGGAGGATGTAGCTGTTGCGCGGGCCGGCGGTGCTCAGCCCTTCCCATGCCATCTGCGCACGTTCGCGCAGGCTCTCGAATGATTCCATCACCGCCGGCGTCGGCGGCACGGTGCTGTTATCCGCCGGGGTGACAACCAGCTGTTCGACGTTGTAGTTGGCGGCTAGCTGCACCAGGTCATTGCCCTTGGCCTTGGCCAGCATGGTGCCGAGGGCGGCCTCGTTGACGCGCTGGCGCAGCAGGGCTTCGCGGTAGGCGTTCTCCTGAATCAACTTGGTCAGCGGTTCGGATTCGAGCGCGAGCGTGGCGGCGACCTCGGCCTGCTGTTCGGCGGGCCAGAGGCTGATGGCGTGGGCCTTGCGCGCGGTGAGGATCTGCTCGTAGTCGATCTGCTCGACCACGTCGGGGTCGGGCAGCTGGGCCAGGTCGATGGGGGTGAAGGTGTTCATGCGCTGGCCCCCAAGGCGAGCGGTACGCGCAGGCTCAGCGGCTCGTTGCTGTCAGTGCGGGTGCCTTCAAGATCGAGTACAGCCTGGCCGGGGCGCTCGCCCAGGCCGAGTTGTACCCGGCTGAGCCGGATGCGCGGCTCCCAGCGCATCAGGGCCATGGCGGTGGCCGCATAGGCCTGCAAGCGGGTGGCATCGTTGAGGGGCGCATCGATCAGGTCGGGCAGCAGGCTGCCGTATTCGCGGCGCATTACGCGGCTGCCAAGGGGCGTGGTGAGGATGTCGGCGATGGACTGGGCCAGATGGGCGTTGCCCTCGATGGCGCGGCCGGTGCCGGCGGACATGCCGATCATGGCGTTGGCTCCAGCGACGTACCGTTTCCGGGTGTGACGCCCTTGGTGCGGTGGTTGACCAGGCTGATCTCGCCGGCGATGACGTCTTCGCTGACGTTCACGGTGCCGGTGACGTTCTGGTTGCCGGTCTGGGTGTAGTCACCCTCATGGATGATGGGACCAATGACATGCAGCCCACCGGTGGCGGTGATCTTCGCCTTGCCGCCTTCGGGCAGCGTGGCGGTGAGCGTGCTGGTGGCGTGGTCGTAATCGATCACAGCCCCGTCCGGATAGGTCCGTCGGCGCAGGTTTGCGCTGTTCGACGGGGCCGGACGTTGCCGTGAATACAGGCCGATCAGGGCGATGCCCTGAGCAGTTTCGCCACTAGGGCTGAGGAGAATGCATTGTTCGCCGACCGTGGGCGGGTCCCAGTCGCTGCTGGCACCGGCACGCAGGGCCAGCCATGGGCGCCCCGGTACGGTGAGGCCACCCGTTTTGACGGTGCAGCGCTCGGCCTCATGATCCACCGCGGCGATGGTGCCGAGGCGGATCAGGTTGGCGAGGCGGCGGAGGATGTCGGAAATGCTCATGCCGCCATGCTGGCGGTCGCGCGCGCGGGGCGCATTCGTTGGGCTGTGTAGCGGGTGCCGTTACAGGGTCAGCGCACCAGGTGCTGTAGCAGTTGGTCGCGAATCATCTCCAGATCGTCGTCGCTTAAGCCCAGCAGCTCGCGGCGCTGGTACTGGATATCGGGGGAGTTGCGGCCGGGTTTGTCGCGCAGGCCGTACTGGTGCACGCGGGCGATGCGCGACAGGCGCCCGGCAAAGCCGATGGCGATGCTGCTGGCATCGCTCTGCAGGCGCAGGTAACGGGCGGTGCGCAGCTTGGCGAACATCTTGCGCTGTTTGATGCGCCCGGCTTTGGCGCGCAGCTGCTGGCGGGGCTTGCGCGGGGCGTAGGGGGTGCCGTCGGGGTTGCGCTGGGCGCCGATGCGCTGCTGCTGGCGGCGACGCAGCTCGCGGGCGATGGTCTGGGTGACCTGGCGGCGTTCCTTGGGCTGCAGCTGGTTGAGCAGCGCGCCGGCCCAGTCTTCCAGGGCGCGGAGGTCGTCAGCCATTACTGCCCCATTAGGCGATGAGTTCGCCATCGCTGGTTTCGACGCGCATGGCCGGTACCAGGAAGGTTTCGTCATCGACCACCGGCTCGGCCGGGTGGCTGACTTGCAGGGTGCCGTCATCCAGTCGCTTGACGATGACGCGCTCGGTCAACGGCAGGGTGATGCTGAGGTCGACCTTGCTGTTGTCGAGGATGTCGGCCTCGAACTTGATGGCGTCCCTGCCCTTCTCGAGGTTCTCCATCAGCTCGCGTTGGTTGACCAGCACCCAGGCGAACAGCGGGATGGCGACGGCATCCGGGTGGCCGGCGAAGTCGGTGAGAATCAGGTTGAGGGTGTAGCTGTACTCGAACGACAGGCCCGGCGCTGCGGTGCTGCGCATGCTGCCGTTGTCGACGAACACCAGCAGGCGGTCGGGGTTGCGCTTGAGTTCGGGGATGGCGGCCAGCAGGTGGTCGCGCATGGATTCGGGCTTTTTCATTGGCCGCCCCGCTCGTTGTGCTCGAACACCACGTCCACCTGGGCGGCGCATTCGGCCCAGGCGCTAAGCAGGTAGTCGCTGTCGTCGCTGAGCTCGCCGTTATCGATCGGCGCCGCTGGGTTGAGCGTGCAGCGCGTGACGATTGGACAGCCACTGACGGTAACCGTCTGCTCCGGTGATGGCGGGACGTTGGTGCAGGCGACGAGCAGCAGCAGGCAGAGGCTGAGCAGCCCAGTTCGCATGGGGCGGGTCTTCACGGCGTTGCTCCTTTTTGTGTACCTGGTCGGTGGCGTGCTCCTGGCGCACGCCAGCGGTGGTTTGTTGCAGGCTGAGCTGGGCCAGCCGCTGGGTGGCCACTTCGCCCGTGAGACGGGTGATGGTCTTAGCCTGGCGGGCGTTGCGTTGGTTGGCGGTTTGCAGGCGTTCGCTGGCGAGGTCCGCGCGGGCCTCGGCGGTGGTGATGCGCTGTTGCTGCGTCCAGACCAGCAGGCAGAGCGCGGCGACCAGGGCGATGCCGTAGAGGAGTTGGCGGGCGGTCACTTGATTGGCCCTTTCACTTTGAACATGAACATCGGCTGCGCGTCAGGCCCATGAACAAGAGGGAAAAGCAAACCCTCAACAACCGAAAAAACCATGATCAGAGAATCAAGCGGCATCCACTTGGCAAAAACCAAAGGGGCCTCGCTATCAATATCGCCCATCCAGACAGGAATCCCGTAGTAACTCCCGTGGTTTGTGCAGCCCAGAGCTTTGGCTTCTGCTGCTGTCGTGTAACCCAACGTCATGCGGCTATCTCCTGGTCGCCTGCGAACTGGGCAAAGGCTCGGGCGAGCTTCACGTCGTAGAGGTTCTTTGCGTAGGCCGGGCCGTTGTAGATCCGGGCGAATTGTTTCCAGTTGCGGGCTTTGAGGGCCTTGTGCAGCGCCGGGTCGGTTTCGATGAAGGTGACGAAGGCGTCGAGCTGGGCGGCTTCGCTGAGGGCCATGGTGTCGGCGAAGTGCTGGACGTCCTGGTAGCCGAGACGCTGCCAGTGGTAGCCCATGATCTGGAACAGGCCCCAACTGGCGGATTCGAGGGCGGATTGCTCATGCACCATCCGGGCGGCGGCCAGGCGCTGATGTTCGGCAGTGCCACCCAGATAACCACCGGGGGTACGGTTGACGGCAGCGGGCACGACGTCGGCCAGCGCATCCGCCTCTGCTTCGCTCAGGCCGTTGGCCTGCAGGCGCGCGTGCATCACATGGCGCTCGAACAGGATCACCGGGCGACCATTCGCGGCGAAGCCCTCCCCTCTGCTCTCCACCTGGTTGACGGCCATGACGCTGGCCAGCGGCACGCCGAGGCGGTCGGCGGCCTGCTGCAGGTCCTTGCGCTTGAGGTAGCGCGAGGTGTCGAAGCCCTTGAGCGCGGCCTGGGTTTTCGGGCCGGCGACGCCATCGTCCACCAGGCCGACGCGGCGCTGGTAGGCGCGCACGACGGCCTCGGTTTCGTCGCCGAAGTCGCCGTCCACCTCAATCTTGAAGCCGGCCAGGGCCAGCGCGGCCTGAAGGTTGCGCACGGCCAGACCGCGCGAGCCGTTGCTGAGGAGCTGGGTCATAGCTGGTCTGCCTTCTTCTTCAATACGCGCTTGGCTGCCTCGCGGCTGACCTCGACGCCGAACAGGCCCACCATGCAGGCGAGAAAGACGCCGGCCTCCTGGGGGGCGCCGATCAGCGAGGGGCCGTAGGAAACGCCGACGCCGAGCATGCCGCACAGGGGCGCTTCGAGCAGGAGCTGTCGCACCCGCCCGCCGCTGTAGATGATCCGCCAGACGGCAATCAGCATCGCCAGCCCGCCGGCATAGAGGGCTGGGAAGTTGTGTTCCAGCCAGGTGGCGAAGAACGCCCAGGTTTCCGGTCTGTCAGGCATGTGCTTCATCCTGTGGCCCTGCGGTTGTGATGGCGTGAACACGCTGCACGACTTCACCCAGCAGCGCGGGGCTGTAGCGCTGCGCCAGGGGGAAACCCAGGGCGGCGGCACAGAACTCGCTGCAGAACATGCGGCGGCGGTTGTCGATGGTCAGGGGCAGCAGCTGGCTGCCGAACAGGCCGAGCCAGTCGTAGCCGTTGCCCTGGTGCTTCTCGAACAGCTGGAGGATCTGGCGAGCGTCAGCCCAGGGCACCGGGATCAGGTCCCAGTGTTCGAGATCGAGCTCGATGCGCTTGGCCCGTACGCCGCCGTCCATGGCCGAGGCGGACAGCCAACGGCCATCGGGCAGGACCAGCTCGCAGTGGCTGTAGGCCGAGCGCGTCCAGAGGCGGATCAGGCGGTTGAACAGCGTGCCGCGGCCCTTGTAGAGCGCGAGGTAGATCAGTCCCATAGGTTCACCATTTGGCGTTGTTCGGCGCGCACGGGCTGTTCGGGCAGCTGCACCAGCGTGCCGTGCGGGATGACTGGGCCGAGGTCGGCCAGGCCGGGGTTGGCGTCGAGCACCTGCTCGACCACGCCAGCGGTGCGCCCGTAGTGCCGCCAGCAGAGGGCGTCGAGGGTGTCGCCCTGCTGGGCGCGCAAGGCGGCCATCAGATCAGCTCCACGGTGGTATGCACGCGGCCGAGGATGCTGCGGATCGCCCAGCGGGCGTCGCGGCGGTATTCGTCGGGGGTTGGGGTGAGCGCTTCGGCACGCTCGGCTCCGTCGCCGGTGGCGCTGTAGTCGCGGTAACGCTCGGCCAGCTCGGCGCCGGCACTGCAATAGATGGCGCGGCGGTAGAGGTGCAGCAGCTCGCTTTCGCCCTGGATCGCGTCGGCGGGCACATCGGCCAAACGCTCATGCCCTGCGGCAAGTTGGGTGAACTTGAAGCGCTTGAGTTCGCGGTTGACTTCGATCACGGCGTTGACCGCCGCGGTTTCAAGGCGCTGATCGGTGATGCTGCCGTCGAGGCGCAGCGATTCGCGCATGTGCTGGCCGTCCAGGTCGGGGAACCAGCCGTCGTTGATAATGGGGTGCGGCTGGTGGCTGCCCCCTGCTGCGATGAATGCGCTCATGAATTCTGGCCCTGGTTCGGCGGTGGTCGGGGCTTCACGACAAGGCCAAGGAGAAAGCCTGTCGATCCGCCCCGAGCCGCCGAGTGCGTGGGGGACGCTCAGTTAGCGGGTGGCTCGCCGGTACCGGAGTCGGTGGCCGCTGCGCCCTCTTCGCTCGGCTCGCTTTCGTCCTGGTCGGACGTCGGCTGCTCGGTGTCAGGGGGCGTGGCGGTACCGAAATCGGTGCCTTGCTCGCCTGGGTCGGTTTGATCGCCTTCGCCCTGGTCGGGGTTGGCGGTCTCGTCGACCGGTGGCTCGCCGGTACCGGTCTCGGCTGGCTTGCTTTCCGCGTGTTTCTTCAGGAGGCGCACGACGCGCTCCAGATCCTTCTTGCCGCCGCAACTGCCGTGCCGCTTGAGGGCCTTGGTCAGCTGCGCCTTGGCCTGTTCCAGCAATTCGCCGTCGAGCTGCTGCTCGTCGACTTTACTGAGCAATGCCTTGCCGGTAGCCAATAGCAACTTGGCGCGCACCTGGTCGGGCATGTCCTGCTCGGCGGTGATGTGCTGAGCTTGCTCGAGGACGAACAGCGGGAACTCGCCGCCGGCCTTCTGCGCCTTGAGCGCGGCGTTCGCCACTTCCTCCGCAAGCAGGCAGCCGGTGGTGCGCTCGAAGCGGTCGGGCATTTTCAGGCTGTGCTTGAGCACGTAGGCACCGATGGTCAGCGCGTCGGCAAACTCGCCGGCATCGATGCACCAGACCATTAGGGTGGTGAGCACATCATCCTGGGCGCCGTTGCCGGCGGACAGCACGCCTTCGATATAGGGCGCGTAGGCCGGGATGAGCAGGCGCTTGAGCTCGGCCTTGTCCTGCTCCGACTGCACCTGCTTGAGGCGCAGCCGGTCCTGGTTGAGCTGGAGCAGCTGCTGTTCGTAGGCGGTGGCGCCGGCCATGGTTTGTTCGGGGCCAGCGGCTGCTGCCGCCTGGGCGGCAGTGACACGCTGGAAGTGGCGACGGCATGGATTGGTCATGATCAGCCCTCGACGATCTCGATGTTTTCGGCGAGCGCCGCGCAACCAAGGTCCTCGATGACGTAGGCCTCGTTGACGGACTCGTAGTTCTCGATGCGGTCGCGCTTGGCGTTGTCGACGACGGTGCGGCGGCGGGTGTTCTCCTGCCAGTAGATCGACAGGTTGTCCAGACGGGTCACCATCAGGCCGTTGGCCGGGAAATACGGCACGCGCACGGCCGGCAGGTTGCCGATGCGCTTCTGGCTGGTGACGATGTCGGCCGCCAGCATTTCGGACGGGTCGTGCTTCTGGTTGATGATGGGGAAGTACTTGTCGGCCAGCAGCTTGCGGCCGCAGACGACGACCAGGCTCGGGTCCTCTTGGTACCAGGGCTCGAGCAGCTCGTTGACCATGGCGAAGACCAGGGCGTCGATGTTGGCGAAGTCTTGGCCGGCGCCGATGCCGATCTTGCCGCTGCCGTCGACAATTTCAGCCATGACCCGCGCGGCGTTCTCGGTGCGCATCTTCTGCAGCCAGCCGATGTTGACGTCCTGCAGCAGGGGGCTGGTGGCCGGGTTGGAGGTGGCCGCACGACTGGTACCGTTCCAGCCGATCATGATGCGGTTCAGCGCCATGAGCTTGATGATTGCGTCGCGGATGCGGGCCTGGAAATCCGGGAACTTGGCCCAGGCGTCCAGCTTCGAGTATTTGAGGTGGGTGTCGAAGTTGGTCTGGGTGCAGACGTAGCCGCGGTTATCCAGCGCGCTCGGGTCGCGGGTTTCGCGGTCCTTCGCGTCGGTGTCGGTGGTGCCGGCGATGGTGCCGTTGACGCCGAGGCCGATCTTCTCGCCGATCTGCTCTGGCACGCCATAGACGTTGATGAGCCGCAGGAATTCGCTGGATTCCTGGATGCGGTTTTCCAGTGTCTGCGCCACCGCCGGGGCGGCGGCGAACTTGGTGGTGACGTCGGGAACGCCGTGCAGCTGGGCGAGCTGCTGCAGGTAGGCGTTGAACAGGGCACGGGTTTCGTTGCGCATGGGTTTCTCCGGTGTTCCTTGGCTGGGCGGGTCCGTTTCGGGTGTCAGCAGTCGGTGACGACGCGACCGTCACCGCCGGAGACCGGCGGGCGCTGCGTGTAGATGGGTTTGTTCGGGTTGTTGGGTTCCGGGGTGCCTTCCAGCGTCTTGAGCAGGTCGGCGAACTGTGTGGCGAGCTTGTCGTGCGCGACCTGCAGGGCTTCGCGAGCGCCCTTCTCAGCCGCAAATGCTTCTGCTTGCTCAGCTCCGTGGGTTGCAAGGTCCTCGATCAGCTCGCCCAGGGCGCTGAAGTTAGCGGCGTCCTTGCCCTCCTTTTCCTTACTCTTGCCCAGCAGATCGCCAACCTTGCCTTTCAGCGCGGCGAACATGCTGGGGGTGTCGTCGATCTCTTCGAACTCGAACTCGACTTCCTCTGCGGCAGTGAAAAGGTTCTCAGGGTGCTGTTTGCGGTTGGCCAGGTTGCCGTGCTTGGCGCTGAATTCGAGCGCTTCGGTGCCCAGGCTGGCGGGGCTGTCGGTAATGGCCAGGCCGATCAGGTAGGGCTTGCCAGTGGCTTCGAGCTTCGGGTGGACCTCCATGGAGGTGTAGATCTTCTTGCGCTTCTTGTTCAGGGCCAGCAGGTCATCGTTCGGCTGGATCTGGGCGAACAGGGCCAACTTCTTCTCGCCGTTGATCTCCACTTCTTCGGCTTTCAGCGCTAGCACGTCGCCGTAGGCGCCGAACGGTGAATCTGGCGCCAAGCCCTTGATGTGCTCGCAGTTGATGCGTGCGCCGTAGGTGTTGGGGCTGTAGGTGGCGGCCATGTCCTCGATCCAGCTGCGCTCGATCTTGCGGCCGTCGGTGGTTGCGCCTTCTACGGCGATGCGAAACATCTTGGAGCGAAACTTCTTCTCGGGCTTGGTGGCGGGGGCGGCCATGCGGTAGTCCTCGGTAGCTGCTGGGTGCAGTTGCTGTGAGGGCATGGTCGGCAGGCCGCGCGATGCGGGCAATCGGCCAGCTATGGATGGGGCGCAGGTACAGGACGCGGCGCTAACAGGCTACGCGCGCGGGCGACACCATCTGCGCCATGAACGCAGCCACCGAACTCCCCGCCCAACGTGATAACCGCCGCCAGGCCAAGTTTTTGTACTGGACGGGCTGGCGTATCACCGATATCGCCGATTACCTGGACGAGAAGGAAAAGACCGTCCACAGCTGGAAAACCCGCGACGAGTGGGACCGGGCAGACAACGTCGAGCGGATAGGCGGCGCGCTGGAGGCGCGGCTGGTGCAGCTGATCCTGAAGGACGGCAAGAGCGGCGGCGACTTCAAGGAGATCGACCTGCTGCACCGGCAGCTGGAGCGGCAGGCGCGGATCGAGCGATTCAAGGGCGGCGGTACCGAAACGGACCTCAACCCGAACCTGGCCAAGCGCAACGAAGGGCCGAAGTCGACTCCGAAGCGCAACGAGTTCAGCGAGGAGGATATCGAGAAACTCGAAGAGGCCTTCCGCGACGGGTGTTTCGACTACCAGCTCGACTGGTACCGGGCGATGAACATGCGCACGCGCATGCTGCTCAAGAGCCGCCAGATCGGCGCCACGTTCTACTTTGCGCGGGAGGCGCTGATAGACGCGATCCTCACCGGTCGCAATCAGATCTTCCTTTCGGCGAGCAAGGCGCAGGCGCATCAGTTCAAGAACTACATGCAGGACTTCGTGCGCGATGTGCTGGGCACACAGCTGACGGGTGACCCCATCGTGCTGTGGAACGGCGCAGAGCTGCACTTCCTGGGCACCAACTTCCGCACCGCGCAGGGCCGCTCCGGCAACTTCTACTTCGACGAATTCTTCTGGGTGCATGGTTTCGACGAGCTGAACAAGGTGGCGTCGGGCATGGCGCTGCACAAGCACTGGCGCAAAACCTATTTCAGCACCCCATCCAGCATGGGCCATCCGGCCTACAAGTGGTGGACGGGCGAGCGGCTGAACAAGGGCAAACCAGCGGCGCAGCACATCAAGATCGACCTTAGTCACGATGCGCTGGCCCCCGGCAAGCTGTGCCAGGAAGACAAGATCTGGCGACAGATCGTGACCATTCTCGATGCCGAGCGGCGCGGGTGCGACCTGTTCGACCTGGACGAGCTGCGCTTCGAGTACAACGCCGAGCAGTTCGCCAACCTGCTGATGTGTGAGTTCGTCGATGACGGTGCTTCGGTCTTCCCCTTAGCTGTGCTGCAGCCGTGCATGGTGGACAGCTGGATCGAGTGGGATGAGGACTACAAGCCCTTCGCCGACCGCCCCTTCGGCGATCGCCAGGTGTGGGTAGGTTATGACCCAGCCGAAACCGGCGACAGCGCCGGCCTGGTGGTGGTGGCGCCGCCGCTGGTGCCGGGCGGCAAGTTCCGGGTGCTGGAGCGGCATCAGTTCCGCGGGATGGACTTTGCCGCCCAGGCCGAGGCGATCCGCCGGGTGACGCTGCGCTATTGGGTGACCTACATCGGCATCGATATGACGGGCATGGGCTCGGGCGTGGCGCAGCTGGTGAAGTCGTTCTTCCCCGGGCTTACCACGTTCAGCTACTCGCCGGAAGTGAAGACGCGCCTGGTGCTGAAGGCCTACGACGTGATCCACAAGGGCCGGCTGGAGTTCGATGCCGGCTGGACCGACCTCGCCTCCTCGCTGATGGCGATTCGCAAGACCACCACGGCCAGCGGCCGTCAGATGACCTACACCGCCGGGCGCACCGACGAAACCGGCCATGCGGATCTCGCGTGGGCGCTGTTCCATGCCCTGCACAACGAACCGCTCGAGGGCATGACCGCCCAGAACACCAGTTTTATGGAGATGTATTGATGGCCGATCAACGATCCAACATGTTTACCCCACAGGAAATCGCAGAGCTTGAAAAGGCGTTCCTGAGCGAGTGTTTCGACTACCAGCTTGACTGGTACCGGGCAGGCAACCAGCGCACGCGGGCGATTCTCAAGAGCCGGCAAATCGGCGCAACCTACTACTTCGCCCGCGAGGCGCTGCTCGATGCGCTGATCACCGGGCGTAATCAGATTTTCCTGTCCGCGTCGAAAAACCAGGCGCACATTTTCAAGGCCTATATCCAGGCGTTTGTCGTGAAGGTGCTGGGGCGTCAGTTAAGCGGCGAACCCATCGTGCTGGGGAACGGGGCAGAGCTTCATTTCTGTGGCGCCAAGAGGCGCACGTTTGGCGGGCTCAGCGGTAACGTTTACGTCGATGAGTTTTTCTGGATCCATCCGTTTAATGAACTGAACAAAGTCATTGCGGGCATGGCCGCGCGTAAGCCGCATCGAAAGACATACTTCTCATCCCTCTCGATCGAAGGCACTGAATCCATGGATTTTTGGGCCGGCAATGGCATCGATGTGAACCATGGCGTCCCGGCTGAAGGAAGGCTGTGCAAGGACGGGATCTGGCGGCAGATCGTGACCATCCTCGATGCCGAGGCGCGCGGCTGCGTTCTGTTCGACATCGAGGAGCTGCGGCGGGTCTATTCGGCCCATAAATTCGAAGAGCTATTTATGTGCCGGTTCAAAGTCGAAAAGGAGACTCACCATGCCTGAGCCGACCAATCTCACCCCTACGGCTGGCATAGAGGCCTTCACCTTCGGCGACCCCATGCCGGTGCTCGATGGTCGCGAGATCCTGGACTACCTCGAATGCTGGCTCAACGGGCGCTGGTACGAACCGCCGCTGTCCCTGGACGGGCTGGCGAAGTCGACCCGGGCGAGCGTGTTCCTGCAGTCAGGCCTCAACTTCAAGCGCAACATGCTCGAGCGCACCTTCATCCCGCACAAGCTGCTGAGCCGGCAGGCGTTCGGCCAGTTCGCCCTGGATTGGTTGTGGTGCGGCAACGCCTACCTGGAGCGGCGCCGGAACATGCTCGGCCAACCGCTGAGCCTGCAGCCGACGCTGGCCAAGTACATGCGCCGCGGTGCGGACCTGGAAACCTACTACCAGGTGCGCGGCTGGAAGGACGAGCACGAATTCGCGCCGGGCGCTATCTGCCATCTGCGGGAGGCAGATATCAACCAGGAGGTGTACGGGTTGCCGGAGTGGTTGTCTGCCCTGCAGTCGGCGCTGCTCAACGAGTCGGCGACCCTCTTCCGCCGCCGCTACTACCAGAACGGGTCGCACGCCGGGTTCATCATGTACATGACCGACGCGGCGCAGAAAGAAGAGGACGTGGATGCGCTGCGCCAGGCGCTGAAATCGGCCAAGGGCCCGGGCAACTTCCGCAACCTGTTCATGTACGCGCCGGGCGGCAAGAAGGACGGCATCCAACTGATACCCGTTAGCGAGGTGGCGGCCAAGGATGAATTCGGCTCGATCAAGAACATCAGTCGCGACGACCTGCTCGCCGCCCTGCGCATCCCGCCTCAGCTGATGGGCATCGTCCCGCAGAACGCTGGGGGCTTCGGCTCACTTCGCGAGGCCGCCGAGGTGTGGGCCGTCAACGAGCTGGAGCCGATTCAGGCAAGGCTGCAGCAGGTGAATGAGTGGCTGGGGGATGAGGTGATCAGGTTCCGGCCGTTCGAGCTGCCCGCCAAGAACTGATGAACCGCCGCTGTACCGAAGCCGACCTCGAGGCGGCTTTTTTATTGTTTAAGCAACTCTGCGATAGCAAGGGCATCGTTGAGCAAGTCCTTGGCGTCTGTAAAGTCGGCGGGTGAATCCGATCCTGATGCGAGCACCCCACCTGGCGACACGTCTTGAACGACACTGTCTACCAGCTGATAAAACTCCACCAGCTTGCTCGCCTGGTCCGGATCGAGCAGGCCGATGGCCGTAAGGTTTGCAGCGTAAACCCGACAGTAATGCGCGGGGACCGGGACCGTCAGCTGATAACAATCCCCAGTGAGGCGCACGTGTTCGGACGCTTCGTCCAGATCTTCTCGGTATTTCCTGCGGCGAATGATTGCAGACAGAGCGCTTACTTCAGCGAGAAGCGCAGCGGCTATCGCCCGCTTTCTGTGGCGCCTCTCTAGCCAACCGGTCGTGATCGAACCGATCGCAGCAGCTACTGCCACCAGAACGGTGGCGGCTGCAGTCAGCACCGCACCCAACTCAATGCCCAT